GCTAATACACAAGCCATGCTTTCATATCAAGTAACTCCTAGTTTTATAACTAATGGACGTGTTGATCCACTTATGACTTTAGATCATGCACAAGCACTAGCGTTGCTAGCTACTCCAGACTGGACACCACCAGAACCTGAAGAGTAAAATAAACAATAATTAAATTTAATCAAATGAAAATAAAAGAAGAACAATTAACAACTATTAAAGAACAACAATCAAGGTTAAATGATTTAATAACACAAATAGGTTATTTAGAAAGTCAAAAACATGGATTACTACACGATATTGCAGGTGTAAACAAACAAGTAGAAGACTTTAAAACGGTAGCTATACTAAAATAGAAAACGAAGAAGAAGAAACTCCAGTAGCTGCTATATAATGTCTAGTATAATTAGAAAGATTAGTATAGGTTCTGACTACAAAAACGATGCTATGCATTATTCTGTTGGTCAAGAAGTATATGGAGGACATAATATATGCAATATACTTTTTGAAGATAATGATCAGTCATATAATATTTACATAACTAAAAATAAAGAAACTTTACCTTGGAAAAAGTTTAATCGAAATATGGCTGTATCTGTAGAATACGATTTAAATTACTAGTGAAAAGTTTATATAGTTTCATTGTCAAACCATTTGATGATAGATATAACAATGTTAAAAAGATAGATGATAAGCATTTAATACTTAATACTAGTATTGAAAATCATGAGTTTGTTAGCAAGAAAGCTGTAGTTGTAGAAACTCCTGCAGCTTTTAAAACTAAAATAAAGCAAGGTGATATTGTCTACGTTCATCATAATATATTTAGAAGATGGTATGATCAAAAAGGTAGAGAACGTAATAGCTCCACTTATTTTAAAGATGATTTATATTTTTGTAGTTTAGGCCAAGTGTATGCTTACAAAAATAAAAATAAAATTATTTCAAATTGGAAATATTGTTTTGTATCTCCAATAAAAGAAACAAACGCTCTATACAACAATAAAGAGCAAAAACACACTGGAATATTAAAATATTCTAATAATGAATTAGAGACGCTAGGATTAACACCTGGCGAGCTTGTAACGTTTACACCTAACTCAGAGTTTGAGTTTATTATAGAGGGTGAACGACTTTATTGTATGAAATCAAATGATATAGCTTTAACTCATGAATACGAAGGAAACGAGAAAGAATATAATCCGAGCTGGGCGTAAAGCTGTAGACGAGTTAATAAAAGTAGCTGAAGAAAAAATTATTACACATACTGATGATGATGTATCAGCTGATAGATTAAAGAATGCAGCAGCTACTAAAAAGCTTTGTATCATGGATGCTTTTGAAATACTACAACGTATTGAAGAAGAAGAGGCTATATTAAATGGTGAGACAAAAGAAACTAAAAAAGAAGAAAGAAGTTTTAGAGGTTTTGCAGAAGGGAGAAGTAAGTGATGTATAAGCAAACATTATGGTCTGAATTAAAAGATTATATAAATCCTAAGATACTTAAAAAAAACAATAGGTATAAAAAATGGGAATATGGATATAACGCTGAATATGACTTTGTTTGTATAAGTAAAAACGGAACTATTGGATCAGTCATTGAAATACAAAACTTACGCATTGCTTTACCAAAAACAGATGAACCATATAAACGAAGCGAAGATAAAGCGAAACAATATTGGTAAAGATTTGAATATCCAAAAGAAGTACAAAGGATAAAAACTAGATTTGACTGGGAAGAATACCCAATAGATTTTAAAGAAAAGTGGTACGATTATATAGATGAAGAATTTAAACGTCGAGAAGAAGGTTTTCATTTCTACAATAATGGCAACCCTATATATATTACTGGTACTCATTACATGTACTTGCAGTGGTCCAAGATCGATGTCGGAGCACCCGACTATAGAGAAGCCAACAGATTATTTTTCATCTTCTGGGAAGCGTGTAAAGCAGATAACAGGTGTTACGGTATGTGTTATCTTAAAAATAGAAGGAGTGGTTTTTCGTTCATGGCATCTGCAGAACTTGTCAACTTGGCCACGATTAGTTCCGACTCGAGGTTTGGAATCTTATCTAAAAGTGGTGCAGACGCTAAGAAAATGTTCACAGACAAAGTCGTACCCATTAGTGTTAATTATCCGTTCTTCTTCAAACCTATCCAAGACGGAATGGATCGTCCTAAAACCGAGCTCGCCTATAGAGTACCAGCGTCTAAGCTTACACGAAGGAAACTTGAAACCAATGAACAAGTCCGTGATTTACAGGGGCTTGACACTACAATAGATTGGAAAAACACAGGTGACAACTCCTATGATGGTGAAAAGCTAAGACTATTAGCTCATGATGAAAGTGGTAAGTGGGAAAGACCTGACAATATATTAAACAACTGGAGAGTTACAAAAACTACATTAAGACTAGGACGTAGAGTTGTAGGTAAATGTATGATGGGCTCAACATCAAATGCTTTAGATAAAGGTGGAGACAACTTCAAAAAACTATATTACTCTTCAGACGTTACGCAAAGAAATAGAAATGGACAAACAGCTTCTGGACTCTACTCTTTATTCATACCTATGGAGTGGAACTACGAAGGATTCATGGATTCTCATGGACTTCCTGTCTTTACAACGCCAGAAAATACAGTCCTCGGTATCGACAATGTACCAATTGAAACAGGAGTTATCGAACACTGGGAAAACGAAGTTGAAGGATTAAAAGATGATGCTGATAGTTTAAATGAATATTATAGACAGTTTCCTCGAACAGAGCAACATGCATTTAGAGATGAAACAAAAAATAGTTTATTTAATCTAACAAAGATTTACGAGCAGATAGATTATAACGAAGAACTCGTAAATAGTATGAACGTTACTAAAGGAAATTTTGTTTGGGAAAATGGAATTAAAGATACACGAGTAATGTTTATGCCAAACAAAGATGGTAGATTCTTAATATCATGGGTTCCACCTAAAAATTTACAAAATAGTGTAATAGTAAAAAATGGGATTAAGTATCCTGGTAATGAACATGTTGGATCATTTGGTTGTGATAGTTATGATATTAGTGGAACTGTTGATGGACGTGGTTCTAAAGGAGCGTTACATGGCTTAACAAAGTTTTCTATGGAAGATGCACCACCTAATCATTTTTTTTTAGAATATATAGCTAGACCACAAACTGCTGATATGTTTTTTGAAGATGTACTTATGGCTTTAGTGTTTTATGGTATGCCAATATTAGCTGAAAATAACAAACCAAGATTATTATATTATTTAAAGCGTAGAGGTTATAGAGGTTTTAGTATGAATCGTCCTGATAAAATATGGAATAAATTATCTACTACTGAAAAAGAAATTGGTGGTATACCTAACTCAAGCGAAGATGTTAAGCAAGCTCATGCAGCTGCTGTAGAATATTATATTGAAAATTATGTAGGAAAAAACAACGATAAGTTTGGTGACATGTATATGCAAAGAACTTTAGAAGATTGGGCTGTTTTTAATATAAACAATAGAACTAAACATGATGCTACTATAAGTTCAGGTTTAGCTATAATGGCTTGTAATAAAAACAAATACAAACCTACACAAGATAGACAAATGTTAAAAGTGGATCTTGGAATTAAAAGATATAACAATGATGGATTTTTATCAAAAATAATAGATTAATGCAAGTAACTTATGGATATAGTTCTTTTCCGGATCAAGTTGTTCCAGCTGCTGAAAAAGCCACTTATGATTATGGTTTACGTGTAGGCCAAGCTATAGAAGGTGATTGGTTTAGTGGAGCTAGAACTGGTATTGGAAATAGATTTAATAGTAATTATAATAATTTTAGAAACTTAAGGTTATATGCTAGAGGTGAACAATCTATACAAAAGTATAAAGATGAATTAGCTATTAATGGTGATTTATCTTATTTAAACTTAGACTGGAAACCTGTACCTATTATTCCTAAATTTGTAGATATAGTAGTAAATGGATTAACTGACAAAGAATATGAAATAAAAGCTTTTGCTCAAGATCCTGATTCACAAAAACAAAGAACTGATTACGCTCAAGCCTTATTAAGAGATATACAAGCTAAAGACTTTATAGAGCAAGTAAATAAAGTTACTGGATTTAATATGTATACTAGTGAAAATCCAGAAGATTTACCAGCGAACAAGCAAGAATTAGAATTACATTTACAATTAGATTATAAACAGTCTATAGAAATAGCAGAAGAAGAAGCTATAAATAATACACTAGATAAAAATAAATTTGATTTAGTTAGAAAAAGATTTAATGAAGATTTAGTTATATTAGGTATTGGAGCTGTTAAAACAGACTGGAATAAAGCAGAAGGAGTTACTGTAAAATATTGTGATCCTGCTAAAATGGTTTGGTCATACACTGAAGATCCAAACTTTGAAGATATATGGTATGTTGGTGAGGTAAAAGGCATAAGCATGGCTGAACTCAAAAAAGAATTTCCTAACTTAACTGATTCGCAATTAAAAGAAATACAACAATATCCAGGTAATAGTAATTACGCGTATGAGTGGAACGGTAGAGACGATAGGAATTATATACAAGTATTATACTTTGAATATAAAACTTATCATGATCAAGTTTTTAAAATAAAAGAAACTGCATCAGGATTAGAAAAAGCATTAGAAAAGTCTGATACATTTAACCCACCAGAAAGTGATTCATTTTCAAAAGTATCTAGATCAATAGAAGTATTATATAGTGGTGCTAAAATATTAGGACACCCCATGATGTTAAGATGGCAACTAGCTGAAAATATTACTAGACCTAAATCAAATATTGCTAAAGTAAACATGAATTATGTTTTGTGTGC